CGCTTGAGCCATTTCGGCCAAAGCTTCGCGAAGGTTTGTTTTATAGTCGTTAAGTCCGGATGCCGGCAGCTTCATTGCAAGACTTGGCTTTTGCGATGGGGTCGCATTGGCCCAAGCTTTTTTAAGCGCGTCCGTGTAGCCGGTTAGAATATTTAATAAGTTATCTTGCATTAACTTTTTTAAATCGGCTTTGTTCGATTTCCAAATGTCACGAAACGGTTCGGTTAATTTTAAATTGTGTTCGCTTAATTGTTTCGGGTCTAAAGACGGGTCGCCCGCCGGGGCCGGTAAGGGTTCCGCGCCCGGGGCCGCGCCGCCGTCTATTTTTTCGGTAACGTTCATAGCTTCGCGCGCGGTAGCTGGGTCCGCTTTCGGAAGGCCGAAACGTTTCCGCATTGATTCATCTAACTTGTCGTCGGCTTTGATAACGCCTTTTTCAACGAAACTATTAACAATGTCGGCAAGTTCTTTTCCGGCTTTATCGTCGATATTCGACACCGTTAATTGTGGGTACGCCGTTTGTTCGCCGAAGTTTAATTTAATTAAGTTCGGTATCAAGACCCGGTTCCAAACCCCGCGCGGAATATTCGCAATACATTTGATACCGTTAAGCATGAAGTCGCTAAGGTCATTCGAAAGCGCAAAGGCCCCGCCGCCGCCCGACATACCGAGCGCTAAGAAGTTCGCGACGACGGAGTTAACCATTTCCGTATTTTCGAATACAATAACGTTTTTAAGCTTTTCCGGGTCGAAGTCGTGGTTCGTAACTTCGATATTCCAGCCCTCGGGCTTCGTCATGTATGCCGATTCATGCGCTACATAGTTTTGCAAGACTTCTTTAAATTCTGCGACTTGGTCGTCGTCTTTGGCTACGCCCGCGGGAATAGTACCGACAACCGTGCCCTTGGTGTTTTGTTCGATACCCATCGCTAAAATCTTAAGGTATAAATTTTTGCGGAAGTACGCGCCGTACATGGCCCGAAGCGCTGAAATACCTTCGTAGTTGTCGCCCTCTTTATTTAGCGTCATTACTAAAAGATGTTGAGCGTCCATTTTCTTAAGTGCCGCCTGCCCTTTGACATAATCGCCTTGGACCCATTGCTCAACGAATTCGAGGGCGCCGGTATCGTCCGAAACTAACCACCGTTCAATTGTTTTCTGAGAACGAAACGCAAGGCCCTTAAGGCCGTTTACCGTTCCAAATTTTGGATGGTTATAAACGACGTTGTTAATTACTTCAAACATCGAAAACCCGAAAGGCACTAACGTTAAAGCTTCGTGCAAGTGCGTTTCCCAGTCTATCATATTAAGCCGGCACTCTTCGATGAATTCCTTATGTAATTCGCCGTTTGGTACGTCCGGCGCCGCGAGGGTTTCCCAGCTTCCCGACTTAATAGGGTTCATAATCGCATTAAGTAGCATCGCGATTTGAGCTTCGGACCTTCGCATTTCGTCGTATAGCCTCATACCCCGGCGGCCGCGAAGTTTATGCAAATACTCTTCGCTAAAATATCCGCCTAAAAGTTCCGTTCCGGATGCCCCAAGCGGTTTTATTTGAACGCGTACGCCGCCGTCAAACGCCGCGGTATCGGTCGACCTGCTTTCGCCGTCCGAACTGAAAACGTCTTCGCCGTTGACGGGCGTCGGCCCTTCGCCTAATCGTATCCGCTTTTCACGTTCCCGACGTAGTGCTTGAGGATGTTTCTTAAATTTTACCGCCGCTTGTACTTTAGTTGTTTTCATTAATACGCCCTTCTTGAATTCAAACCGCGGGCTAGGGGCCGGCGTGTTGATTTATTAAATTGTTTTGTCATTTTACCGACGCCGCTTAGTTCGTCGTACCGGCCCAAGTTCGCAAGCGCTAACGAGTCCGAGGCATCGCAGGACTTACCGGCGAATTGTTTTTTAAATTCGTCTTTCGATTGAATAACGAGGCGACCGCCCTTTTCTTCGTAACGTTTTTTAATCATCGGAAGTTCTTCTTGATAGATTGATTCGTCCATAAGGCAAAGCCCGTCCGCGGCTTTAACGTCTGATTCGAGATAACCAAACATACGCGCTTTTTGATTCGAAAACTCTTCGGCGGGGCTCATGCCGCGCTTTTCGTCTTGGGCTTCTGAAAGGCTTTTGCTTTCACCAAACATAAACCCGCGAATGTCGACTTTAGCTATCCCGCTATTCGGTGCATAATCGGCATGGCCCCGAGTGTTCGCGTTTTTCTTCGCGTGCTTAACTATCGAAACAATGCGGCCGCCGATACCGGTTTCATCTATAACGAAGACTTCGTACATAAACGTATTAATTTTATTTATTGATATGCCGGCGATTTCGATTTCATCGAATTTAGAATAAACGTCGTAGTCGATTTGCTGCTTACCGTGTAGCCCCGTAAATATTGAATCGTCGTCGCCCAAGCGCGCGGGGTCGAGGCCCAAAACTTTGCGGTCCGATGCGACGGGTATATACGTTCGGGCCTGCGCTTGTTCGACGTCACCGAGCGAAAGTAAGGCGTCCGGCGATGTTTCAGGGAATTCGCCAAAAACTTTTGATAACGTTAGCGGATGGTCGAAACCCCATTTAGCGACCTTAGCCACGACCCACGAAGCCGTTAAGAATTCAGGCCGCGCGATTTTGTAGGCTTTCAAATATCGTTTACTTGCGTCGTCGTTTAAGCGTTTGTATTTGTCGACGTGCTTTTTCAATACTTCTTTATTATGGATGCCGTTAACTTTTAAGTTCGGCGAATCGAAGCAAGTTATAGTAACCTTCGCCCATTCCTTATCTGAAAAGCATTTGTGAAAGCGCGACCGTTTCGACGTCGGGTTTCCGATAGCTAAAAACTTTACATTCGCCGACGTCATTAAGCCCTCGGCCATATCCCAAATATTATCAGGTATGCCGGTTGCTTCATCGAAGACGACTAAAATATTCTTAGCGTGGAAACCTTGGAACGTTGACGCCGTCGATTCGCCGTCGGCTACGCTGCCGGCTTCGGCCTTCGGTGAAAAGCCCAGCGCGTACCATTTTTCGGCCAAGCGCCATTCAGTCGTGTTAAGTTTTCCGCCTAGTGGTATGCGCGACCGTACAACGGCTTGTCGTAGTTCGGCCCAAAAAATATTCTTTACTTGGTTAAACGTCGGCGCCGTTGAAATGACGACGCTATCTTCGTTTGAAACTAAGAAGCGCGCAGCATAGCGGCTGGAAATAAAAGTTTTGCCCTGATTATGACAGGCTTTAATTGCGGTTCGTTCGTTTTCGTCGATAACGTTTAAGGCGTCTTCTTGAAACCCTTCTAACTGCCTAACCCCTAAAACGCGTTTAAAAAACTTGGGCGTAGTAAGGCCCGCTATAGCTTTTTTAAGTATCGCGATCTGTTCGGGGGTTAAATCAGTCGGAAGCGTCTTGCTCATCGTCGCCCTTTATAATTTGCACCATTTGAGCGAAGGTTAGCGACTGGCCGTCGGCGCCTTCGATGGCTTTTCGTTGAGCGTAGCAATACTTTAATAATTCTGAATTGGCTTTTTCGGCTAAGGCCAAGTAAGTAGCCGCGCCCCATCCGGCTTTATTTGTTTTCAGGATATGGTTATATCTTTTTAGCGCGATAACATAAATTTCAACTTGAGCGGCCGCAACGTTGTGCCCTTTCGCTTTCAGCGTGGCGATGAGGTCCAGCGCCGTCGGGCCTAATTTATTCGGAACGCCTTTTTTTCTGCCGGCGCCCGGCGGTTGCTGCCCTTTTTGTAGTGTAGTCTTGTTGCGCGCCATACATTCGACCCTCGACCTTATTGTTTTTACGGCCCTTTATTCTTATATTTAAGCGCCATTATCGACCCCGACGTAAAGTTATTTCGTATAAAATAGATAAAATTGTATCTAAGTTGTACTACAACCGCCTTTTATTTTGCCTTTTCCGGCCGACGCCGACAAACTTCGAATAGATGAACGTACAACCTAAAAAACCGATGAGCCCTTTAATACGTGAACTTTATCTTCGAATCGTCAACGACGAAACCGACCCCGGCTATTTAAAAGCGATAACGCTTTCGCTTTGTTTTCTGCATGAATACTTTCCGGCCCATCACTTAGAAAAGGCTTTGATTTGGCTTATCAGAAGTAACCTTATCGGCCGCCGATTCATTCAATGGCATTTCGCCGTCGCTAAACGTTCCGATTTAGAAATGCAGCGCTTACTCTTATCCGTAGTTGAAAACGACGTACTTAAACCAATTATCGCCGGAAAGAATTTTAACGCATGACTAAAACCGTCGAAACCGTTCTAACCAATAGTACAAAGACAACGCTTGGGATAGTTTGCACAATTGCCGGCCTAGCCGCCGGCGGGGGCTTCATGGCTTCGACATTCGTCGGAAGCGTAAC